AAACGATCACCGGCCCGCGGATCGTCGTCGGCCCGTCGGGCACGAACGGCTGGGGCCGTGTCGCCGGCGAGGTGGGGCCGGGCGGCGAGCTTGTCGGCGTCCAGCAGACGCACGCATGGGGCGTGACCGCGACCGAACGTGCGGTGACGATCCGCGCTACCGGGCCGACCGGCTCCGTCGCCTATTCGATCGTGATTGCAGGAACTGCAACAACTGGCCCAGCGGGGTATTGACATGACGCCTGACCAACTTCAAGCCGCCGTCCTCGCTCTGATCGCCGGCGCTCGGCTGAAGGCCGCCGGCGGGCTCACCGTCAGCGAGTTTGGATCGCTGACCGTCGAAGTCATCCGCCTGGCCGTGGCCGGGCTCGACACGATCTCGACGCTTGACGGGGCCGCGAAGAAGGCGTGGGCGTTGTCGTGCGTCGGCACGCTCTTCGACGCGGTCGCCGACTCGTGCGTCCCGTTTGTCGCCAAGCCTGTGTGGTGGATCGTCCGGCCGGCCGTTCGCACGCTCGTCCTCTCGGCTGCCGGCGGGGCTCTGGAGCAGATCCTCGCCCTGACCCGCGCCGCCGCCCCGGAGCCCGTCGCATGACGACCGCTTTCGTTCTCGCCGCCGCCGCGGTGGCCTACCTTCTCTGGTCCCGCCCAGCGGTCGCGCCCGCGCTGCCGCAACTGCCGCCACTTTCGCCCATCATCCCGCCCGGCATCATGCCGTTGGGGATGCCAGGGGCAGCGGCAGGAGGCGGCGGCCCGCACCCGCTCACGCTCCTGGCCATCCTCGCCGCCGGTGCGATGGTGGCGTGGTCGCTCCATGATCGCCCCGCCCCTGCCCCCGCCCCCGCCCCCGCGCCGGTCGTCGGGCTCGATCTCCGAGGCCGATTCGTGGGGCCGGATGCCGCCGCCGACGCCGCGACGACTGCCGCCCTGCTCGACGAGCTTGCCGGTCAGATCGAGTGGGACGGCTCGCAGGCCGAGCCGCGCCTTCGCACCGGGGCCGCCTTCGACGATCTGCGCCGGGCCGCTCGGGAGTTGCGGACTCGGGGCGTGTCGCTCGGGGCTCGGCAGCCAGCCGTCAGAGACGAGATCAAGCGGTTCCTCGACGCCGAGGCCGGCACCGAGGGCGGGCCGGTCGATGCCGCCAGCCGGGCGAAGTGGGTGCGGGCGTACCGGGCCGTCAGCCAGGCCGCGGCGGAGGCGACACGATGACGTTCATCGTTCACCACGGGGACTGCCGCGAGGTGATGGCAACGCTCGACGCCGAGAGCGTTGATGCCGTGGTGTGCGACCCGCCCTATGGGCTGTCGTTCATGGGCAAAGGCTGGGATCACGGAGTGCCCGGCGAAGAGTTCTGGACGGAAGCCCTTCGCGTGGCCAAGCCCGGTGCCCACCTGCTCGCCTTCGGCGGCACCCGCACCTATCACCGGCTCGCGTGTGCCATCGAGGATGCAGGCTGGGAGATCCGCGACTGCGTCATGTGGGTCTACGGCTCGGGCTTCCCGAAGTCGCACGATGTGAGCAAGGCGATCGACAAGGCGGCAGGGGCGGAGCGGGAAAAGCGGTGGAAGGCAGTAACGGCTAACAGCAGTGTCGGGACTCTTGAGCCGCGACCGTGGCTCGACGAAGCCAGGAAGAATGGCGGCTGTTTCGTCGATGGTGACGCCCCCGCCACCGACGCCGCCCGCCAATGGTCCGGCTGGGGCACGGCCCTGAAGCCCGCCTGGGAGCCGATCATCGTGGCCCGGAAGCCGCTCTGCGGCACGGTCGCGGAAAACGTGCTGACGCATGGAACGGGCGGGATCAATGTCGAAGGGTGCAGGGTGTCGGGCGAAAGCACAGTTCGCCCGAATAACAAAGCGTCCATTGGGTACGGCGGATCGGATGTCTCGTTTGCGTCTGGGTCTGACAATGGTCGCTGGCCCGCGAACCTGATCCACGACGGTAGCGAGGAAGTTCTCGGGCTGTTTCCGGAGCGTGACGGCGGAGCGTTTCCGGCGGCGCGTGGGCCGCAGACGATCTACGGGAACGGCAAGGGACTGCCTGCAGCCGTTGGCACGCCTCCAAGACAGATGGCCGACTCGGGCTCCGCCGCCCGATTCTTTTACTGTGCGAAGGCGAGCAAGGCGGATCGGGATGGAGGGTGTGAGGGGCTCGCTGAACGCCTGACGATGCGGTACGGCGAGAAGGCCCAGGGGCCGTTGCCGCAGCAGACGCCGAGCAAGCCGGTGCCGCAGCGCAACCACCACCCCACCGTCAAGCCCACCGCCTTGATGCGGTATCTCTGCCGCCTCGTCACGCCCCCCGGCGGGGTCGTGCTCGACCCGTTCACCGGCTCGGGCTCGACGGGCAAGGCCGCTATCAGCGAGGGCTTTGACTTCGTTGGAATTGAACGCGAAGCCGAGTACGTCGAGATCGCAAGGGCACGGATCGCCGCGGCCGTTCTTCCGATGGAGGCCATCGCATGACGCGCCGCCAGCAAATGTGGTCGTGGTCCGCGATCGGCTTCGTAATCTTCGCGGCCGTGATCGGCGCGCTCGTCGAGCGGGCCACGCACCGGCTCGCCGGAAAGGTGGAGGCCGGCTTCGGCTGGGTCGATCACCGCCGAGAGGCCGACGCATTCGTTCGGTCGATGGGACGCGAGGGTGTTTTCGCCACGGCCGCCGCCGACGCGATGACCGTTACTGTGGGCCAGGAGGTTTTCCTCTGGCGCGCCGTCGACAAGGCCAGCCGCGTGCGGTACGGGAAGCCGTTCAAGGTGTCGAACCAGGCTTCGGTCGGCTCGTGCGTCGCGCATGGTGCCCAGCACGCCGTCTACATGGCCGAGGCCCTCGCGTGGGAAGCGGGCCTCCACTCGGAAGCCCCGCTGCGGCCGTCGACTCCAAGCATCTACGGCGGCTCTCGCGTCGAAGCCAGGGGCCGCCCCGGCGATGGGCTCTCGCCCGTCGGCGGATGGTCCGACGGATCGACCGGGTTCCACGCCGCGAAGTGGCTTCGTGATTGGGGCGTGACCTACCAGAAGCCCTACCCCCAGTTCGGCTTCGACCTCACGGATGCTCAGAGCCTCGAGCGTGAATGGGGCGCGTACGGCAACGGAGGGAAGAACGACCGCGGCCGTTTCGACGAAGAGGCCCGGAAGCACCCGATCAAGAAGATCGCCCGCGTCGAATCGTGGGATGAACTGGTCCAGGCGATTTCGTCTGGCCTGCCGGTCACGATTGCCAGCAACATCGGATTCCAGGCGAGTGCCCGCGATGCCGACGGCTTCATCCGGCGCAACGGAACGTGGCCGCACCAAATGGCGATCGGCGGCCTGAGATGGGCGAAGAACGCCCCGCCGGGGACGAAGCAACCACGCGACGGGGCTTGCGTTTTCAACTCATGGGACGAGACATGGCCCCCGCAGGGAGGCGGCAAGTATCCGGCCGACCAGCCGGACGGCTCGTTCTGGATCTCCCGCGAGGATACGGAAGCCGTTCTTGCTGCCGGTGACTCGTGGGCCTACTCGACAACGGCCAACTGGGAGCCTGTTCCCCTCGACAACGGCAACTGGCTCCAACCCGCCCCCGCCGCCGCCCGCCCGCAACCCGCCCGACTGATCGCTGACGTTCACTCCCTCGCCCCCTGAGGCCGCCATGCTGATCGACCGCAAGCTCGTCGCCGTTGTCCTCGTCGCCCTGGCCGTCGGCTGGTGGCTCGGCTCCTCGCCGTCGTCACCGATCAACCCGACGCCGCAGCGGCCGATCATCCAGAAGCTTTCGCGGGTGGCGATCCTGGCCGCGCGCCTCGGGCTGCGGCTGGCTCTGTTTGCCGAGCCTGCACCGCAGGCCGACGGCCGGCAGCTCGTTCACGCACCGGCGGTTGATGCCGAGGGGCATCGGGTGGTTGACCACGGGGAGGGCTGGTGATGAATCTCTGGATCACCGGCCAACGGTCGGACCTTGAAGACGCTACGAACCAGTGGGCTATCAGTGGCATCTACGCCACCGAGGCCGAAGCCGCGGCAGCCTGCCGGGACTGGACTTACTTCGTCATGGGGCCAATCACGCTCGGCATTCAGGCCCCCCACGAGAATGTTGCCACGGAGAAGGGCTATTACCCGCTCACCGATGGCAGGCCGGACGGATACGCCGACAAGCCTGACAATCAGCCAGCCGTCCCCGCACCGTGGAAGGAGTCAGCGTGACCCTTTACCGCTCTCTCATCGCCTTCCTCGCCAGCCTCTCGGCCGACCCGGCCGAGATCGACCGCGAGCCGCCACGCGCCGCCGCGGCCGTCGCCGCGGCCTACGCCAGCCTCGCCCCGGAGACGGCCCCGACGCCGCCACCGGCACCGTCCGCGTGTGCATGCGGGGGGAAGTGCAGCAACAGCGTCTACAAGCCCGACGGCCGCATCGAGATGCGATGCGAGAAGGACTGCCCGTGCGGGTGCCGCAAAAGCTCCGCCCCCGGTCGCTGACCGCCAATGCCCGCGGGCTGGCGTCGCGCCGGGGGCGGGGTCTTCAAGCTATTCCTCCTCCGGCACGAACTCTGCCTCCTCGCCGAGATCGAGGGGCGGCAGGTAGTCGAGGGCCGACCGCGTCTGGGTGATCGCCGGGGCGAGGTAGTGCGTCCGAGTCATTTCCGTGCTGTGGTGCCCCAGGTGCGCCGTCGCGTCACCGCCCCCGGCGTGGACGTACGACGCCGAAGACTTGCGGACCGCGTGGAACGGAAGGTAGGCCACGCCGGCAGTCCGGCAGAGGACTCGTAACGACGGGTAGATGCTCGTGGGATTACGGTCCCACGGCCAGACGAGATCGTCGGGGCCGCCGCGTCGCTCCTCGAGCTGCCGGCACAGATCGGCCGGCAAGGCGTGAGAGATGTCGGCCCGCCGGCCCTTGCGGGTGTCGGCCTCAAACAACACGCGACCGGCGACGAGATCGACGTTGCGCCAGCGGAGCTGCATCAGCTCGCCGATCCGAGCGCCGCAGCACCACTGCGCGTACAGGATCGACGACCACCACCAGGCCGACGGCAGACCGCCGGTCCGGCCGCGGCGTTTGCGAGCCCGCACGATCAGCCGGGCGATGTCCTGCGAGGTGTACGCCCGCGGCGTCCGTGCGACCTTCGGCCGGCGCTTCAGTCTCGGCATCTTGCCGACGGTCAGGTCCTCTTCACGCATCCAACGCCAGAGGGCGAGGATCTGCGACCGATCCTTGCTTACGCTGTCGGGTGAGATCGGCTTGCCGGCTCGAGTGTTGGTGGCCCGCCACCGAAGGAACTCGGCAACACGCATGCTGGTGAGATCGTCGGCCGTCGGCTCGTGGCCGAGGTGCTCGGCAAACTTTGCGATCGAGTGCCGGTAGAGCACCTCTGACCGAGCCGACAGATCCTGAATCACCACGTACCGGCTCAGTGCTTCCGTGAGTTTCATCGCAAGGCTCCGCTAAACGGCCTCGCCTCCGTGCCTGTCGGGAAGTACGATCCGCGTCGTACTGTCCCGTGTCCTGCGCCGACCGGAGGGAATCGGGATTGTACCTCACACTTGTTCAGTTACTGGACAAGTGTCAATCCCGCCCTCTCCGTTGAACTATCGGTCGGCAAAGGAACATTACGCAGACGCGAAAGCGGATGCACGGCGGAGGTGCGGCGTGACGACGATCGACATCAACGACATCGTGACGACGATCGAGGCCGCGGAGCTGGCCGGCTGCACGCCGACACACATCGCCCGGCTGTGCCGAGCCGGGGCGATCGACTGCAAGAAGATCGGCCGTGAATGGCTGGTGTCCGCCAAGGCGGCGGCATCCCTCCGCGGATCTCTTCCGCGGAGCCTTGGGGCTGAAAGAAAATCCGATCCAGCGCCTCGGCGGAATCGCCGCAAGTAGCCTGAATCGTGCCCCCGCAAGCGTTTTTCCAGTCGTGAACAAACGTGGCTTGACAGTGTTCGCCGACGAACGCTAGATTCCCCCCTCATGCGTCCGAGGATTGAAACCCTCAGGACGTTTTTGGTGGAGACAGTGTTCGTCGAAGAACACTACTGGACACCTTGGCAAGGATGCCCGTTTCTCCCGCGGTTTGGTGGGGGTGACCCGTCTGCAAACGCAGGTAGGATCGATCCTATCTAAGTGAACGGGTGTACAGCGTTAGGGGATTTAATGGAAACCAAGGGCGGCAACGGGAGGCTCGATCAAGACCTTATCGACATCTGCTTCGGCATCGGTCTGAGCGTGAAAACGACGGCATGGGTGGTGCGGGATTCGGTCGATCGGGTGTGGCACGAGTGGTCGGTTCGCACCGGCCTTCCGACACCACACGACCCGATCAGCAGCGTGATTCAACAGCGGGCTCGGGAAGTGCAAGCCGGCTGGACGGACGAACAACGGCAACTCGCTCAGTTCGGCTGCACGATGCGGCCCAGCAGCAAGACCTGCGAGTACCGGCAGCGACATCGGCGAGAGATTCAGAAGCGATACGAAGCGAAGCGAAAGGCCAAGGAACAGGCATGCCTCTCAGGCTTGATCGAAGAGAAGGCCAAAGCATCACCGTCCCCGGTGATCGTCCATCAGATGACGTTGTGGTCGTTGTCCACAGCATCAGAGGCGACCGCGTGCGGCTAGAGGTCGTGGCGAACCACGACCAAGCGATTTACAGGACCGAGCTGTTTCGACGGCTCGAGCAACAGGAGACGGGACATGGCGAGCGAAACGATGGCAGGTGATCGGGAAGCGGCTGGCGCGATCGCCGGCATGCAGGAGCTGTACGGCATGAGCCTGCCGGATCGCGGTCAAGCGATCCGCGGGATCACCGCTGGCAAGCGGTGGTCCGGCACGTGTGCCCACTCCGACGAGTTCTGGACGATCGTCGAGATCGAGCCGGAATCGTACGTGCGGGTGCCCACGACCGACATTGAGATCGAGTAACGGACGGGCCGGGGCAAGACGCCTTCGGCACGGAGCCCGCGGAGCGGGCAGGCAGGGATGACAGCCGCCGGCGGTGGAACCGCCGGCGGATCACGGAGGCGACATGGCAGGCGAAGGCGTGATCCACGTTCAGCGGACGTTCTGGCGATTGCCGGCGCGGACGCCGGCGGCTGGATCACGCAGGCCAGCCGTGCGGCTTTGTGCGGCGAAGAAGCAGCGGAAGCCGGAGACGCGGGGTGCGAAGCGGGTGCGGATCAGGAGCGAAGTCAAACCGCGGATGGCGGATTGGCTTCGGCGGATCAGGAAGAAGGTGCTCGCCCGGCTAACGCACACCGGAAACATGTACGCCGATCCGCGGCGAGCGGGTGGCAGATCGTTGGCGGGTGACTGCTACGTCGAAGCGGCGTTGGCCGGCGACCCGCGGATCTTGCTCGACACCATCGTGGAGGTGATGTCCGAGCTGCAGGGTGTCGGACGGGAGATGTGGGCGGTGATTGAGCCAAAGGCGACGACGGCTTTGCCCGGCACGCCGGAGAAGGTGGAAGAGATGCGACGACGCCAGGAGAGGTTCCAGGCGCTGCACTGTGATTGGGACGCAAAGAGGACTTAGGGATGGCACTGAACATTCAGCGGGGACGCCGGCACACGCCGGTACGGGCGGTGATCTACGGGACCGAGGGCATCGGGAAATCGACGCTGGCAGCGGCGTTCCCGTCGCCGGTGATCCTCGACACGGAAGAGGGCACGCATCATTTGGATGTGGCCCGCGTGTCGATCGGCTCGTGGGACGAGCTGCGGGCGGCGGTCGCCGAGATCGGCAGCAAGCCCAGCGAGTTCCGCACGGTCGTCATCGACTCGGCGGATTGGGCCGAGCGTCTGCTGATCGAGAGCCTGCTTGTCGAGCACAAGCAGAAGTCGATCGAGGGCTTCGGCTTCGGCAAGGGCTACACGATCCTCGCCGAAGGCTTTGGGCGGTTCCTCACGCAGTGTGACGCCTTGATCGGCGTCGGGCTCAATGTGGCGTTCGTGGCTCATTCCAAGGTTCAGCGAACGTCGCCGCCGGACATGGCCGACGGCTTCGACCGCTACGAGCTGAAGCTGACGAAGCAGACCGCGCCGCTGCTCAAAGAGTGGTGCGACCTCCTCGCCTTCTGCAACTACAAGACGACCGTCAGCGAGGGCAGCGACGGCCGCAAGAAGGCGACCGGCGGCAAGCGGCGGTTGATGCACCTCGAGCGGGCCGCGGCGTGGGACGCCAAGAACAGGTACGGCCTTGACGCCGAGCTGCCCATGACGATCGAGAGCCTCGCTCCGATCTTCGCCGAGCCGGCCCGCCGGCCCGGCTGGCGTGACCGCGTCGCCGCGGCAACCACGCTCGAGGAGCTGGGCCGGATCGGCGACGACGCCGACGTGGCCGTCAGCGACGGGAAGCTGTCCGACGAGCTGCGGGCCAAGCTCGACGATGCGATCGAGGCTCGGGTGTCCCAGATCGAAGGAGTCGTGGCATGAAGCTCTACTCCGCAAACGTCATCGAATTGCTCGGCATGGAAGGGCTGTTCGTCAACTTTCGGACCGCTGAAGCGGTTGAGGTGAACGGCCGGACGTACGCCGATACCTGCGGCGATGGGAGCTTCCTGTACT